CTTTCCAAGTCATATCGATTATAAATAGCGTTTATATAAAATTGTATTTACCGGTGCCAGCCTTGAAGTCTAGCTTTCTCCAAGCTAAAGCCAAAGCCATCACGCAATCATCGTGAAAACCGCTCGGCGCGGAATACTTTACACCATTAGCGGAGTATTGATACTCAAAGATTTCGAGCTCCTCCTGGATCATGCCGGCCGGATAGTGGATCTTCTCTTGATGAATCGCCACCTGCAAGCCTAACATTAATTCCTGCTTCGACTGGCTTGTAAACTTGAAGCCCTCGATCGCTAATCCTTCGCGCTGTAATTGCTCGACCACTGGATCGCCTACGCCAGTGCTATCAATTAACATCGGCGCTTTTGGCAATTGACGGATTTTATTCTGAGTGCTTGCCCAGTCGCTTTGAAATCGGTCAAAATAAGCCACATGACCATTATTATCTAATCCGATAATTACGGTCCAGTCGCTGTACTTTGCCAAATCTATTCCGTAACATTTAACATTTTCCTGAGACATGGCAGAAACACACCTAGATAGCGCCTGAGATCCGAATGGATTCGCGCTGTTCTCTGCTGGGTTTGCCATGTATTCCTGCTCGAATACTACTTCAGGCAAAGCAAGCCTAGCTGAGTCGATCTCTTCGTCTGCAATGTGAGGATTATCATAAGAGCTGTATTTAAACGACTCCCATTCCCCAGAAGGATCGAGCCCTTTAAGGTAGAGTGAGTAAAAGAAATTCTTCCCTTTCGGAGTGGATAAGAATATCGCCTTTCCTTGGAAGTCTGTGAGCGTTGGTCTGATCGCATTATTCCAGCCCTCTTCTAAGTTAGGGATGAAGGACGCCTCATCAATGATCACATAGTGAAACTTTAAACCCCTGAGATTATCCAGGCGTTCGCCAGTGAAGAATCTGATCGAGCCTCCAGTGATTAGCTTGAATGTCAGATCGGATCGGTTAGGGATCGCTACGTTTGCCGGCATCAATAAGGCAAGCTCATCGAAGAATGCCTTGGCAAGTAAGTAAGTCGGTGTGATGTAAGCGACGCGCTTTCCTTGCATGGATTCAAGGCATGTGATGACCTGGCAGATTAAGGACTTCCCCCATCGTCTGCCGGACATTAACACCTTGAACCTTGCTTTTGAGTTTAAGACCTTCGCTTGGTTAGTGTGTGGTCTAGGAAGTGTGATCTTCGTTTGCAAAGCTTATGATTACTTCTTGTTTCTCTTCGTTCTTAGCTCGATCCGTCCATCCTAAGAGATTCTTAGCGTAGAAGATACCCTTTCCTTCATTGGCCACAATATCAGCCGCTAGAGCGCGAAACATTTCGTCGATCTCTTTGACTTCTTTGTGTAGTGGATGATCAGAATTGCCCAGGACATTATACCAATTAGAGCGCTTGTAAAATTGAGCGCCTTGTCTTGGTAGCCAGATCAGTAAAAAGTAGCTGATCGTAGGCAAGTGACGCTCACGAATGATCCGAACGCCTGCCCCAGTTGCTACTTCCTTAGTAGAATCCAGGCAATAGTCGATATATTTATTCGCCCACTCCAGGATCAGGTCAGCTTCTCTGATTTTCTCGACTGGTTTTTTAGTGCTTACTGGTTTTTTCTCTTTCATTTTTTGAATAATAAGGTCCAATCAGTCGGTATAGTTAGGCGATGATATAGCGAATATCCATATTCAGCCATAAATTCGATCCATTCGTCGGTCTGTTTTATGTTAATATGGCCCCACCAGGCATCAAATTCTTCTGTCGTAGTGTAAGGAGTTGAAGAAAGAAGCAGGTAATTAGCCTCGATACTCTCCAAATACTCGTTTATCTCCTCATCTGTTAGGTGTTCAAACACCTCGATCGAGACAATCATTCCACATTTACTAGGATAATTACCTAAATCTTTTAGGTTTATTCCCCTGGATCGGGCAAAGTCTCTGTGATATTTGTTTGGCTCGATGCCGTGATACTGGATTCCTTTGTGTTCTAAGCATTCGCCTAGCGTTCCCATACCAGCACCGATCTCGATTACAGATTGCGCGTAGTTCTTTATTATGTTGGAAGTTCCCGCCATTAAGTTCCAATAATCGGGATTATGTGGGGAAACTCCGATACTAATCTCGTAATCGAAAAACTCCTTTTCAGTTGCTTGCATTATCTATCTGGTCTAATTTTCTAATCGCCCATTCAATCCCCTCGGTGCCTCCCCAGGCGTCCCACATTAAACCTCCACAGCCTTCGCTATAAGGAACGTCTTTATTCTGCTGGTGTCTGTTGAAGCTCGCCATTCTTGCGATCGTGTCGCGTGAGATCGGCTCCTTGTTTGCTAGCTGGTTAGCTCTGGCTTTTCCTACTGGAGTGCCACATGATCCCCAGCCATTTTTCTCAGCATAAGCAAGCGCTCGCTTGGCGTTGTTTGTCGCTGCCTCTGGATAGTCATTGAACGATTCAGCAAAAGCTCCACCGGCTAGGATCGCCTGGTAGACTTCGATCGCTTTCTCCTCGGTGCCATAGATGCAAGCACCTGATCCGATTCTGTATTTCCCATTATTGCATTTTATGACTGGCATAATTTTACTCGATTAGTTTGGAGTAAGTAGCAAATCGGGCCTCGTTAATTTTAAAGATATCGTAATGTTCGCGGACGTATTCTCCATTCCTATATCCGTAGTCATCGCGCATCTGCTTACTGAATGCCATTCGCTTAATGTCGCGCTCCCAGTTATCCACCTCGAAGATCGTCGGTATATCGTCATAAGGCGCGCGCTTGTATGTTAGGATCGGAATGTTTTTCGCTCCTGCCTCCAGCGCTTTAAGATTCGATTTTAGTCTGTTGAATTTGTTATCCAGCAAAGGAACTAAAAGCATGTCGGCTTCAAGGTAAAAATTCATGTAAAGATCCACCGGCATTGATTCAAGGATCTTGTAGTCAAGCTTCTCGTTTGCTGTGTAGATATTTCCCATCTGTTCCCAGTGCCACTTGTTGAAATTATTCCATCCACACAGAAGCATTCTAGTATTATCTCTGAATACCCTAGACTTCGCCAGCTCTCTGATCGGTTGCTTGAGTTGCTGAATGTCTGGATAGTGAGTGATCGATCCAGTGTGTGCGATCGTTACTTTTTCATTCTCTTTCCTGATCGCCGTGAATTGATCCTTATCGAATGGCAAGCCATTAGGAAGGACCTCGCAGTTTTTATTGATCTGGACGATCTCCAAGCGGAGGCGATTGTGAGTCGTTGTAACCAGGTCAGCGAAACGAATGTAGTCCTTGATGATCCTAGTCACTCCAAGCTTGCGATAGGTAGGCGCGCTTAGATGCTTATCGAACAGAGTCCAGTAGTCATCAATATCTACCACCAATTTAAAGCCAAACTTCTGGCGCCATTCCAGTAGCTGAAGAAGTGGCGTTGATTCCAGGAACCGATTTACCACTACCACATTGAAATTCTTTTCTTTCAATAGGTCCTCTGTGATCGTGTCAGTGATCAGGCAGTATTCCTTCTCCATGATCGACAAAGGAAGCGCCAGTCTGTGGTAAGTTACGCCACTATTTTGACTTCCTACCGCCAGGATTCTTAGCTTTGATTTTGTCATTGGTTTGGTTAGTTTGTTGAGCTGAGATCACATTCTCGTAGTGATGCTTTAATCGCTTGAGCATGTCGAAGACACAGCCTCCACACCAGGCATTTAAAACATAACTTGGATCCAGTGATCGCTTGTAGATTTCGTGATACTCATTGAGGACCGCGTGATCCAGGTTTCGAGTAAATCCAAGCGCTACCGATTCAAAGTTGATGATATTGTCTTGGATGAATTTTATGTCTTTTTCTGTCATGGTAGATTAACGTAAAAAAATAATGAATTAAACTTAGAAGTTGCTAAAAATTTATCTCCGTTTTTACATTCATATAAATTAACATATTTCCCTTCTATCGGATCCCAAAAGCTTCTTTCTATAAATTTCGAAAATAATCTTTTCATTATAGCTTTGTAAGTAGTTTAATTAATAGCTTCTCCACTATCGCAGCGATCACGCCGGCCCCGAAGGAAGTCGCGACGATCGTCGATAGTAACTCAGGCGCAAACATCAAACCAAGCGCCACCCAGAAGCCCAGGCAAGGCGCGCAGTTGAACGGTTTAAAATTGATCCCCAGGTCATAGGGCAAATTGTTCATATTCCAGAACGTTACGAAAGCCACTGAGGCGATAAGTTGAATCATTTGTTTATCATTTTTTGTCAATTTTGAACAACAAAGTGTTTTGTCATTCAAATATTAACGATAAAATTTGCTGTCTTTCCAGCAGTCATATTATTTCTATATCCCCCATTGAAACAATAAAACGTTGAGCATTTCTGCTATTTGTGTAGTCAGGATAGGATTCGAACCTATAACCATGCGTAATCTTCTCTACTTCAACTCATTGTACTTCTGAGTCCGTCACAGCTTTGTCTGTGGTTAGCTTTACCACTTAGCGTCTACCATTCCGCCACCTGACTATTTTATTTCTATTTTATAGAGCGCTTCTTTTACTTCCAGGTAATAGCATTTATCGTCCATCCGCTTCGACATGTCGATAAACTTCTGGCACATAAACAGAGCGCACTCTCGGGCCATTAGTTTAGAGCCAGTAAAGTAAAGGCAATTATTGAACAGCTCACGGGCTGTCTCATCTGGCTTCTTATTCATCCTTGAGTTTCTTTTTGATTAACGCGATAGTTTTGACGATCGACGGATAGGGTATCTTGGTCTTTCTGTGGACGTCCATCTGATTAAAACCAGATTCGACGTATTGATCCAGCAGTCGGTCTTCATACCAGCACAGCGTCTTTCTCTTACTATCTAGCAAATCGAAAAGAATTTCCTTCTGGTCCTTCGAGTTATCGATCTGATCTTCCAGGTTTTCGATCTCCTCTATCGATTCGAACTTTGCCCGGAAGTTACGGAAGAAAGGCTGATTCATCCCAGTGCTTCGAATCATGTTTAGCATGGCCCGGACCAGATAGAACTTCAGCGCGTTGTTCTCATAAAGATTCCAGAATTTCTCGTCGCTTAGAGTGCAAAGTGAGATGAACATCTCTTGCCTAAGATCGTCGCGGAGGCTAGCCGGTTGCATCTTGCGAAGCGCCTGGCTTATATCCTTCGAAAGGTACAGCTCCTCGATTATCTCATTTCTGCTCTTCACTATAAGTCCTCTGGTAAACTAGCGATGTAAGCTTCGACTTCCTTAACGATCTTCTTCGTGTTTTCGATTTCAAACTTTAAGTATTCCATCGCTTTCTCAAGGTCCTGAAGACGATCTTGTTTCTTGCCTGCTCTAAGAACGTACTTGATGACGTTACCTAGGGAGAACCCAAGCCCAAAAGCATCGATCACGTCAATCGCCTGGAGTCCTCCCTTTCCTTGATAGTGATCAGGTTTGACCACTTGCTCAGCGTTACTATTCATTGGTATTTCGTTTGGTTTTACAAAGTTTAAAAAATCTTTTTTAAAACTCCAAATTTATGCCGTAATTTTTTAATAATATATTCAGCTGAGTATTAAGACCTTCGCTCTTAGTCTCTGACATTTCAGTCATCTCCAAGCCTAGGCGAAAGAATAGGATCATAAGCTTCCCGGCATCCAGGTACTGATCAGTGACTTCTCCGCTCGGATCGCCTTTGTAGATCTCCTGCTCGATCTTGAGTAATTCATCAAGGACGCTGTTTGATTTCATCTTAAGCGCCTGGCGATTAAAGATCGACGGCCGGAAGTCTGCCTCGATGTGATCGATCAGTGAATTGATCAGACCAGCGTAGATAATGATCGTCTCTTTTTCTTTTAGCTTTTTCATACAAATTTTTTCTCTAATAAAAGTTTTTCTATTTCATTCCAGGCTTTGTAGGATTCCATTCTGTCGCTATAATTATAGAGTTCTTCTTTTATAACTTGACAAACTAATAAAGCTACCTTATAATCGTCTAAATTGGTTTTACCTATTTCAGCTTCTCCAATTTTATTTTGAAGCTTATGCAAATCTCCAAACGCGTATCTGTCCATGTCAATTTTTATTTAGATAGTCCTTTATTCTTTTGGTCCGAAGGAAGGCAGCCCTCCGCTCGGATCCGTGATTATTTAAGATTCGCAAAAGATTGATTCTAAGCGAATGATTTAAGTCGTTGATGATAACACCAGGCAGAGTGATCGATCGTGTCTCTCGTGTCAATTCTGACTCGATCCAGGCGATGCACAGCTTATAATTGTCCGGCAGATTTTTATTAGTGTCCAATACCGTAGGTTTTTTCGTAATAGTATCCAGCAGTAATATCACAAATTTCTAAATCTCCTTTTTCATTAATGCCTATGTGTTGCCTTCTTTCTCCGTGAGCTTCTTTTAACTGCTCCTTCTCTATCTCAATACTTTCTTCTTCTTTAATAATCTGAGATAGAATATAATCTCTTATTTCCTTACTAGGGTATTTTTTTGCTCTTTCAATAATTTGCATAACTGCCGTCAAATTCTTTTCCATTTTATTTTTCATTTATTTTTTTTATCTCAAACTCAATTCTAGGATCCATTTTATCGATGTGCTTCCTCATGACCAGGACCGAACAGAGTCGATCGTTCTGAATCATGCCACAATTCTGGAGGCAGTCAAGGATTACCTTCGCCGCGTTGTCTAGGTCAGATCTATTAGATTGGAAGTAGACATCGATCCAGATCTGGAAGGGAACGCTGATCGTTTCGCCTCTGTGCTTTCTGATCTGCCACTCGAAGCTCACTTCGTACTCCTTTAGATCAACGGTCTTATAGAGGCGATTTCCTCCGATCCGGTATCCGTTTGACTTACTAGGCACCTGGCCTTTTATTACGATCATGATTTTATTTTTTTTATATAGGTTTCATCATAATATTCTTCTTCATCTCTATGTTCAAGAATAGAACTAAGCCCTTCTAAATATGCTTGACAAATTTGTTCTTTTCTTTTTCTAAAGCTACCTTAAAAGCTTCTCTTGAATCATCTGTTAAATGAAAATAAGTTTCCATATACTTTACTAACCATTTAACTGCTGTTTGTTTCTCTTCCATTACTTATCCTTTAAAATTTTGTATAAATAAAACCCTAATGCAAAGCCTCCAAAAAATATTGCATATATTGATAATAAAAAAAATAATGTGTCTTTATTTAACATAACTATTATTATTAAAATAAATTTAATTGAACCTCTGGTTTAAAACTTGAATCGTATTTTTTATTTTCTCCCTTAGGATAAGGTAAAATTTCATATGGAAGCATTTTAATTATGTTTTTTTTATCTCTTTTATTTGCTAAAAAATAAAAATACCTATGTTTTCTTGACCGTTCTTTAATAATTAATTTGTCTCCAAATTTTTCTTTTAACCATTCAGTCCTATTTTTTTTACCTCTGCTTAAATCATATATTGTTCCGTGATGCATGTGCTCTAATCCCTCAATAAAATAATCCTTAAAAGGAATTGATAAACCAGTATAAATCCAATTAGTTGCTTGATAAATATATCCATGATGATTTTGAGAAGAATCTGCATAAGAAACAATAATTAAAGGCTTTGGTAACATATTTAAAGATTGAGATACTAAAAAGCTTAAAGAATTTTTTTCTAAATTATCATTAATTACCAATCTATTTAGCTCAATTAATTTATACTCATCTTTCCATAAAGACCTTAATGTAGAACTTACTGGTGTCCCATAGGTAATTACTCCTTGTAAAATATTGTCTATATTAAATAAGCCAAATGCATAAGATATCGAAGGAATTCTTTTAGCATAATGTTTATGCAATAACCAATCGTAAGTCTGGTCAGAATTAATAGGTTTTACAGAATACTTTTTAGTAATAGACATCTCCTAAAATTTAGCCTCCTCAAAGGTGTTATTTATTGTATTTAAAACCGTCTCTTTAATTAAACCCTGATAAGCTCTTAGCTCATCATAAGAATCCGCGATTCGGTTTGTCGTAATATCCACATAGCGATCGATCGTGCAAGTTTCCCCGTCTCTATTTTTAAGGATCACATAGTTCAGGATATTATCGTCTGGTCCCTTGGCTGTATTGTTAGCCCTGGCGTCGGTGTATTTATAGTAATCGTCGCGATATAATCCGATCACTGCGATCGCGTCCTGCTCGACATTACCAGAGCTTCTAATGTCTGAGAGCTGAGGAAGTCTTGATGATCTTCCCTCAATGCCTCTAGATAATTGAGACAAAGCGATGATCGGAATCTTTAGCTTCCTAGTTAGCTTCTGGATCTTATTCGATACGGAAGAAACCTGAGCAAAATCTGACTGATCCTTGAGTTGATTGTCTCTGATTAGTTGCAGATAGTCGATGACTACCAGGTCAATTTTATTTCGCTTGGCTTCCGATGTCAGGATCATCGACAGATAGTTGATGTCGCGATTATCGGAGTCATAGAAGAAGATCGGAAGCGATTTAAGAATCGACGCGTTCGAGTTGCGGATTTTAAGTATATCGTCCGGCTTCACTCGGTTAGCTTTTAGATCGCTGTATTTATAGTCGCAATTCTCGGAGCTGATAAGACGATACATGAGCGACTCCTTTGGCATCTCAAGCGAAAGGAATAGAACTCGTTTACCAGATTTAGCAGCGCTCTTAGCGTGTTGTAATCCAGCGACTGTCTTTCCCATACCTGGACGCCCAGCGATGACCGTCATACCTTCCTGGAATCCTCCAAGGATGTAATTAAGTTCACGCGATCCAGTGTCGATCCCTGAGAATTTTATCTTTCCAGCATTTGCCTCTAGGCGATTGATCACATCGTCATAAAGATTAGCGATGTCGAACACCTCTGTCGATTCGATAGATCGCTCTAGTGAGTCCATCTCTTTCTCGATGATCGTCTGTAAGTCTGAGACTTCTTTGTTATCAAGGATCGCCGCCTGGATCTTGAAGGCCAGATCGTGAAATCTTCTCTTTCCTTCTGTCTCTTTTAGCAGATAGCAGGAATCTTCCAGGTTGATCACTCGGTCTGGCATTAATTTCAGGACCAGCTCAGAAGAAATTCCTTTCTCTTTTTCTTTGCTTTTAAGGACACGAAATACATCTGCTCTAGTGATCCTCTTATCTTCTAGCGATAGTTCCTTAAACGCCAAATATGACGCCTTAAATAAAGTGTCAGTGAACGATTCAGCATTGATTATTTTGTCAGCCTCCGAAAATAAGTGAGGATAACTGAGTAAGTGAGCGATGATGTCCTTCTCAAGGTGTATATCGCTAAGGTTTAGTTTTAAAGCCATTCTTGATTTATTATAGGTTTGTCGTTCAAAGGTAAAATATTATTTTGATTTCTTCCTAATCCTGGAAGCTCATCGTTGAAGCACTTCCCATTCAGATAGGTAAGTGGATTCTTTCGGTATTGAATATCTGGATTAGCTCCGACGTATCGATTAATAGTCTCCAGGATTTTCTCGATCTCTTGCTTCTTCAATTTCTTCCAAGCCTTTTCACATTTTACTCGATCGACTTTCTTTCCGTAAGAATTCCAGAAGATTTCAAAATCATTACTCTTATATTCTTCTTCTTGTTTTTCTTCTTCTTCTTCTTCTTGCGATTGAGTATCCATACTGTATAGATACTGTATCAATACTGTATTTTTTACGTTCTTTAGTTCTTTTTCAACACATGACAAAACTTTAGGAGAATTCGAGTCATTGAACTTAACCCAGTTCAAAAGCGCGATTTCATTGGTCTCTTTTGAGAATCTGATTTTGTTTTTCTCCTGAAAGAAATCTAATAATTTTAGGACCGTTTCGGAGTTGTAACCAGTATCGAAGCAGATCTTTCTGATTGATGTCTCGTATATTCCGCACTGAGTAGTCTTGTCATTTGTCATCAAATACAAGTAAAAGTATTTCTGCTCTGGTGTTAGATCCCCAATGAAGGAATCGCTCCAGAAAGTGACCGATATTTTTCGAAATGCCGCCATATTATTTATAAGTTTTATCAATAATATATTTAGCTATTAAATAAAATAACTCTCTTAAAACTAATGGAGTCCATACACTATACCAGCTCCAGTCAATTTGATTAGTTAATTTCAATGTTATTAAGATTAAAGTTAAAATCTCAATAAAACTTAGATTGTTTGAATTTTTCATTTTAGTAAAATAAAAAAGCCAGCTGAGTGAGAGATCAGACTGGCTTAGTGGTTTTTTAACCCGTATTCACCGGAAGACTCTCACCCCTTCCGCTGAATATGTTCGAATTTAAAACAAAATTTTTAAATAACAAATTATTTCTAAGAATTTAACAGCTCCGTTAATCGCTGGATCTCTGCCTCCGCTTCACTGATCTTATCCAGGATCAGATCGAAGGCTTTGACCTCTGGATTGTAGTATTTCATGATCTTAGAATAGTCCGAAATCGTTTGCTGTTCGTGTGCGATTCGCACGTTTACCACAGCGTGAAAGCATTGGTCCTCTAGTGTCATTGTCTTTCCTTAATGTGATTAACTACCTCACGCCAGTACGTCGCGTCTAGTCCGTCAATGATCCTATTTTTAATTATCAGCCTGGAGTTTTCCAGGGCTTCTTCTAGGACGTATTTCATCTGAATCTTTCCGTATTGCTTTAGATGAGTATCGCTGATATAGTTAATTATATCGTCTGCTTTTTCTTTCGGTGTCATAGCTTTTTTATTTCTTGTTTTACTTTTTTCCAATAATTAATTCCTGCATCTAATGCTTCACTTTCAAGCATATAAGATAAAGGCATAATTGGATTTGATTTTAATATCTCATCAATAGCAATTAATGCACACCTAGTCGCTTGTTCTGAATCTACATCTGCATATCTCCAGAATGTAAATCTTATTTCTACTGCTTTTTCTTTCGGTGTCATGGCTTACAGATTTATTAGATCCTCTCTTAATTCTGCCCAGTGGCTAAGATCTAAGTCTCCAGCGTGAATCGCTTCCATGACTATCTCAGCGCCTAGGATTGCGGAAGCGATTGCCTCCTCTTTATTTTTCTTGATCTGTGGGTGCGCTTCCTGGAAACGCTTTACTAAACTTGCTGCGAATTGCTTTCTTGTCATTTTATTGGTTAGATGTGGGCCAGCCTACATGACCGGCCCGGTTTACAAATATACTAATTTTTTACTTTCCTAATTCTGTGGAAGAAAATACCTTCCAGATATGGGAAGTCTGATTCGAACTTTCTAGCATAATCTGCCGTATAGTTATTATTGCATTTGTATCGATCAGTCCTTTCAATCATTGACTCCCATCTGATCCTTTCGAAGATCTGCTTGGCTCCTATTTTTTTGTGACCGTTATTGATCAGCAAAAAGGCGAAGCGTTTGAACTCTTCGTATATCTTTTGATTCTTTGCGTGATACTCTTTGAATGTTAGCATCTTGTTTGAATTTAGATGAATAGTAAAGTTTACGATAATCCTCCTGGAGCTGGTTAGATATGTGATCCATCCAGGCGTTAAAATCAAGCTTCTGCTCTTTCATATTCTTGCATGATTAATTTTAACTCCTCCATTACTTCCGGGTATTTTAGTTTCCCGTAGACTGTCTGCTGGACTAAGCCAGTGTTCCACTCCCTGGCGCTAAATGGAAGCTTCCCCTTAGCATTTAGGCGTTCTGCTACCTCTTTGTAAATATCCATTTTTTTAATTCGTGCCATCTTCTTGGTCTGTTTTTAATTCCATGTAAGGCTCTGAGCCTATAACTTTATATCCTTGCGATAATTTCCAGTCGCAATACCTGGTATATTCTTCACTAGAATTGAAGCGCTCTATTGCAGTTGAATAACCGCCAGACGTGTACTTAAAATCTAGCTTTAAAACTTGAGGATAGGCTGGTATCTCTTTGGATTTTTCCCCGATATAAACCAGCCCATCCCTTAGTCGTTCATCCATCCACTGATCGAAGTCAGACTTAGTCTCGAAGTCTTTCAAATAACTCACTGACCAATCGATCGAATTTCTAAACATGAAGCTTGTCCCTTGCTTGAACATGACTACCAAGGTAAATCGTCTTCGTCGATCACTGCTGGCTCTTCCACTACTGGAGCCGGAGCGCTTACCGATAGCGCCTTGTATTCATTCGAAGATTGGATCTTCTCTTTGATGAAATCAGGGAAGGAATCAAAAGCTACCTGGTCAAAGTTAGTTACAGAGAAAACGATCTGTGGGTTAATGATTGGAGGAACTTCCATTCCCTTCATTACGCCACCGATCGAGGCGATCTCAGCGTAAGTCTTTCCGCTTACCTTGGACGTCTTATGGATCACAGATAGCGTGCAAGGTTTGCCAGCTAGGACAACGATGTCGAACGCTTTGCACTCGTCCTCTGTCAGGGCCTTTCCTCTCCAGGAATTTAAGAAGGCGCGAAGGTTTGACTTCTCAGATAGTGATAGCGTGAACTCCTTAGATAATACCGCCGGCTGTTCGCCGTTCTCCTCCTTGTAAACTTTTAGCTCAGTCGGAAGCTCAAAAGATAAGCGGACCTTATTAATGAATTTCTCTTCGCCCATGTAGGACTCCTTAACAGTTCCCATGTGAATCATGGAATAGCAACGTGCAACGTAAGTACCGGCCGCGATCGGCTCGTAGTTTGATCCTCCAGTCGAATAGGCGATAATTGAAGTTTTGGTAGACATGATAATAAAAATTAAAGGTTTGAAATAATTGTGATGATTGATAAGATGCCGATCACGATCAGCGTTAGGACAGTAGCCTGGGCTAGTTCAGATCCTGGGATTGTTTTTAATAATTCTCTCATAAAATTAGATGATTAAAGATTGCCAGAGAATCCGCTCTGGTTCGGATGATTATATTGAAGAATTAAAAGTATTATTTGTAGTAATAAAGCACTCTATATTACCGTATATTGATTGAATAGGTTCTTTTGTTGAAAATATAATCCATTTGCCATTTTCTCTAATAATTGAAATTCCTTCAGCATAGCGCCCATTAATATTTCCCTTAAAATACAAGCCCATAACTTCGGCTGATTTTACACTAATTAAATTTGCTAATAAAAATTTTCTAGCTTGGCGATTTAATCCTGCAATTTGATTGATTTTCATGAGTTTAGATGTTTTGTAGTTGCTTCGTTGCTGACTACATGACAAAGATACTACCTTTTTTGATACTAAAAAATTATTTTAAATTTATTTTTAAATTATTTTCAAGCACAAAAAAGCCCGGAGATAAGATCCCAGGGCTTTCTAATGTCATCTAAACCTATAAAAACACTATGAAAAACAATTAATTTCTACAAAGCTACACAATTTTTCCGTCTTTTATCATAAGATTCTGAACTTTTGCCTTGCCTTCTTCTATTTCTACCAGTGCAAATCCGTGATTGTGCTGCGCAAAAGGATAGTATTTCGGCGATAAGTGAGTCAGGCACCCAGTCGAATAAGAATGAATGAACTTTTTAAAGCCGTTTTTCTTGATCGTGCTCGTCGTTCTGTGGACGTGACCTATCAAAGTATTGCAGAAAGTTTTATTGAACGTCGTTTGCGAAGGATTCATCCCTCCAGCCATGAGCTCGTGACCGTGACAGACTAATAGATCGCCCATTTCCATACCTTGCCAGTCTTCCACCCATTCGATTTTCAAGTGATCCATACGGAAGAACTTATCGAACTGCAATTCGTGGAGGCCAGCGAACTCTTCAGCCTGGCTAAACAGATAGCGCTGGAAGCGATTCTCGTGATTTCCTGCCTTGAAGTAGATCGGAATCAAAGGGAATATGTCGCGAAGCTTCTGAAGAAAGTTTCTAGCCATCTCGATCTCGCGCGGAAAGTCTCTGAGATCTTTTTCCTTCTCGTGCCTGGATATAGAATAGAAGTCGAACGTATCGCCGTTCAAATAAAGGCAGTCGATCTCTTGCTCTTTCAGATATTTTATCGCGCAGGTAAGCGCTTCTAAGGAGTGAAAAGGAACGTGAATGTCAGATAGGATCCCGATCTTTTTTAAGTGCTCAGGAAGGCGCGCACTGGTGTATTCTTTCCCGATCCCTGGCTCGATTCCAAAGCTATCAATCTCATCCAGGTTGAATGATTCGATCTTCGCGATTGGTCTAGTCTTTTTAAAGTAATCAGATCGATCTTGGACAGATATCCCGTATCTAGTCATCTGGCGATGAAAGGTAGACATGTCTTTGTATCCGTAATTCTCCCAGTTTTCACGCTCAAAATCTGCGCGTGTCATATTGGTAGAGTAGAAGTGTTTCTTGATTGCTTCTGCCTTATCGTTTTCCTTGTTCATATTCTTCCATTAATTGGTCCACCAGGAACTCAATGTTATTTAATAGCTTCATGCGAAGCACAAAGCCAGCATCGTCGATCTGCTCAATGGATTCCATTACGTCGAGCATAGTCTGCAATAGCTGGCTAGTTTTATTTTGGGGATTTTCGATTCCTTCGATGTCTATTTGATACACTATTTTAAGCCGAATTTAAGATAAATATAAGCGATCAACATGACAGCCTCCGCGAATAGTAGCATGACCACCCAGGTAGGAACCCGATACTTGATCACTTCCTTGTCTCTGTATTCGATCCATTTCACTTGAGAGTTTCGGTAATTATTCTCGATCTCCTGGCGCATCGAATCGATGTCGATCGTAGCTCTGATCTGGCCCTTGTCGGACTTGATCGTCACTGATCCATTAGGAAGAATTAACCTGGAATAAAAAGAAGAAAGGATCCCAGAAGAGTCGCAAGGATTCGAGATCGTGAGCGTATCGTGGACCGCTCTAAATTTTTCTACTATCTTCTCGCTTTTTATAGTATCGATTCTAAGCGTTTCTTTATACTCGGTCAGAGTCTTTGTCTGCTTGCAAGAAAAGAATGCCACAGAAGCCAAAAGAATAAGTAATTTTTTCATATTTTGCTAAGTTGAAAGTGCATGCCATCCTTTCGCGTCCAAGTTCCACCCCAGTCAAAGCCTGAGCTTGTAAAACATTCTACAAATTTATTAGATAATTTAGGCGTCTGTCCTAATCCATTCTCGAAGGCGTTTACATCTATTGCGATAGCCCAGGAGTGTAATGACATTGAGGCAAGACCGCGCTTCTTTCTGATATTGAAGCACCCGTCCCAAGTCTTCAATTCTTTTACTGATCCAGTGTCAATCAATTTTTTAAATGCCAGGGATAGCGGACCAATTAAATCTTTATTGCAATAGATTCTTTTAGGGATCAGTCCTATTTCTAGGTTTGTAGGCACATCCCAAAGAACTAGGTTAGGATTTGAATCCGATGCTGGGCCGTACTTTTTAAGCGCTTGCTGTGAAGTGACCATTTGGTTAGAATATAAAGGTATAATTAATTAAGATTTCCGTGACCTGGTAGGCTTTGGCTTATCTTCGTGACTTTCATCAATTATTCCTAGTTTGGTTTTCAGGTTTGAATTCTCGGATTTTAAAGAGTGGACCTCAGCAGTTAAGATGTCGATCTTATCGCTAAGCTCCTTCACTTTGTCAGACATTTCTTGAGCCATCTGTCTCCAGATCTCGATCGCTTTTGTGGTCTGCTCTAATTCGATTGTATTAAGGTCCGCTTTCTCTTTGCGCCTTCCTACTATCCAGCCTATCAATGCAGCGATGGCACCCGTTACAGATTGCCCAAGAATGTCATTAACTTCCATCAATTAGTCTTTTTTCAAAACTTGTAATAATTGCGCTTTCGCTAGGATCGTGAAACCTTCAGAATCCTTAATAAAATTTTTGATCGTTTCTTGATCGGATGAATCCAAGTCAAGAACTTCTCCCTTGTTTAAGCTTACCGCCCAATCCCAGAACTTTAAGGCATCGCCTTTGGATCCATGGGCTAAAGCGTTCGCTAATAATTTACTTGCATTCGCCCCCTCGATCGGTTGCTCATCTAAACCTAAAAGGTCAAAATTGAAATTTAATTTCATCGTTTGGTTTGTTTAATTTATTAATCTATAAATAGATAGCAAAAATGCTAAATGTTTAATTTTTTAAATAATTGATTTCTTGTTTCAAATCTTGTATTGCTTTAAGCATTGGAGTAATTAATCTCATATATTCAATACCTACCATTTCATTTTTATCATTATAATTAACTAAAAAATCTGCGATAGGTTGCGTATCTTCTGCAATTAATCCATAGACTAATTCATCATAAACATCTTCTGTAAATTTTTCATCTGCGTCCTTTTTGCGATAATTAAAAGTAACTGGATTAAGATTATAAATCCAATCTACATTTGATATATTTTCTATATTCTTTTTTGATTTTCTAACTGATGCTAAGCCTCCAATACGATAATCACTTCCTATGTAAAGTATTCGAGCTACCGCTGTAGCCGTATTCCCATAAACTGTACTATTAAGATTTATATTACCATTACTGATTATTCTCATTTGTTCAGTATTACTTGTTTCAAAAGTTAAAGAAGTATTTGAAACATTTCTTATTCTTGCAATTCCATTAACATTATCGTAACCAATTAACAATCCATAAGTCCCTCCATTATTTGCGGCAAAATATGCTTGTCCAGTTGTTGCTACTGCATTAATTTGTACTGGTAATAAAGCATCTGCAATCGGAGTGAAATTTCCAATTGTTGCAGTTGCCGCAAAGAAGCTTCCAGTTCCTTGACCAGAAATACTTCCTAATGTAAAAGCCCCTAAATTAGAAAAATTAGCGGCAGTAACTGTCGTTCCAGCATTTGAAACTTGAAAAATTAAATCTGTTGAATTACTAACTGCATAATTAGAATTAACTTTTATAGAACTTCCATATAATCCAGAAGCATTAGTACCTAAAAAAATTGAACTTGTTACCGCTGATGTGCTAGTAGAAGTTATTTCAAGTGATGTTTTATTTTTTAATGTGCTTGTAAATATTGCATTTGTACCATTTAAAGTGCTGCTAAGAGTAGTTGATCCAAAAAGATTATTTGTTGTACCATCCCATCTATATTTTATATTACCTTGGCCATCTGCGATTATAATATTATTAGCTAAAGAAGTAGATAGTCCAGAAATTTGTGCACCCAAAATTGTATTAAATGAACCAGTAGTTATCCCACTTGTATTTACTGCTCCAATTATTGTATTAAGACTTCCAGTTGTAATAGTCGAGCCAGAGTTTTGACCCATAATAGTATTACTAGAACCAGTTGTAAGTGAGTTTAAAACAAATCCTCCAATTGCAGTATTATTGTCTCCACTAATTGCGGAAATCATAGCACTCTCTCCAATTGCAGTATTATTGTTTCCAATAGTATTAGCCTTTAATGATCGCCATCCTATCGCTACATTACTATAACCAGTTGTATTTGCTAATAAAGCTTCGTATCCTAAAACGGTATTTGTAGATATATTTCCTGAGCCAATACCAACCGTTAAAGTATTTACCGTTAAATTAAAAGCTCCTAAATTTACTGCTCCAGTTGCCCCAGTGTAAGGCACTACGTTAGCTGGATTAGCTGGCGTATATCCTAAAGCAATAGCAATTTGTCCGCTGGTTACAGCGTTAGTAATTACACCAGTACCAGAGTTATAAGAGATACCAGTACCGGCACTTATCGCCGCTCTTGCTCTTGTATCTGTAAACCATTTGTTAGTCGGACTAACTAGCTCCTGGATGTCGTCCGTATCTAAGACCACCGCTCCGACTAATCCGTTTACTGAGCTTACACCCGAACCGATAGCAGTTCCTAAATCTGAAATAGTAGTCTTGTAAAGCTGACCAGTTGAAGGATCTGCAATAGGGAATAAATCAGTGACTAGGACTGAGGGCTTACTGGTTAATTGACTTACTTTTTTATTTGCCATTAGTTAGGATAATTAAAATTTGTAGGAACCTGACAGCGATCGGATAGCATAGGGAAGGAAACAGTCACGTCTGCCTTTACGCCAGCCAAATAGTCCTCTTCCTTCTCTGTAAAAAATTCTAGATTTACACTATCGCCGATCTCCCAGTCAAACTTAGGATATCTCATCATAGAGACGATGTCCTGCGCGATCAATAGCTGATCCGATAGAACGTCGTTTTCATTTGATTCGTCCTGGAGCTGTCGATCTAGGAAGTAAAGTGAGAAATTAAGTGATAATTCCTTTCCTGCAATCGACGATCCAGTCAAAGAATAGAACATCGCCGGATAAACATTATCGGCCTGGTTTAAAAACTCCCATACATCCCCGAAATAAACAGTATTTATCTGCTCATGCGCGGAGGCTAAATCACTTATTAGCTTGATTGTTTGATTTAATGTCAGCTGTTTGATTGCCATTTTGTTGCGTCGCTAGGTAAACTTCTAATTTCTTGATATTTTTTGTGCTATAAGCTTTCGGCATATCTTTTTTGTTTTAGCAAAGTCCGTTTTCGCCCTGGTATCTTTCCTCGAAACTCATAGGCTTACAGCCATATTCATCGCCTAACCAGATCGAAGCTTGGTAAGCGTCGTGATCCGGCTTGATGATATCTACTCCTGATCCATAATTAACGTATTCCTGGAATTTATCAGTAGTCGAAGAGACTTGTTTCAAGTGTTTGATCAGACGCTGAGTGTAAAACTCCGCGCGCGTTCTATATCTTGATGCGACATCGATCAGATCCTGCATGTTTGGCGTGTCTGTATTGTCGCTTGTTTTGCGCACTAAGCCCTTATTATAGAACTGGTAAGACAATCCCACCGGAAGCTCCGAAAGTGTGTAATAGACCAAAGGATTCGTGATGAAATTATCTAGTAAGTCCACCTCGTCCGCTGTCAAATTATTATTTTCGATTCCATCCTGCAAGCGATCATATAAAGCCGTTCCTAAAGCAGGCAATAAGAACATGTCTTGAGCTGTTAGGATTTCCGGAAGGATCAATTTGTCATCGACATTAGAATGAAGCGCGCTTCTTTCCTTGATCGTGTTTACGTTTATAAAGCAGATATTTTTCATTCCTTATCCTTTTTTAATTACTACCTGAGAAGCCCAGACGTGGCGGCAAGAAGGAGAGTGTTCTCCGTCTGGCATAGTCCACCAGCCACCGCGACGATCAAATACTGAATAACCTAGGCGCAAGCTGATCGCTTCGATCTCTGCCCTGGTGTATAGCTTATCTAATTGCATCAAGCGCGCACAGAATTGTCTGCTTGGATGCGCTGCTGTGTTTCTCTGTCCTGCTGGGATCGATGATCTCCACTCGTAAGAATAACGGACCATGAAGCTTCTTGTCGATGGCTTCGTATCAGTGATCTCAGAAAGCGGAGAAGTCAAAACTCTCTCGACGTTTCCCTTTACATTTGTGGATTTAATTAATCCGCGCTCCTCTAAGGAGTCCATGATTTTATTAATGATCGCCAGGTCCGTTTTGATCGTGCCTGAGATTATCTCTGGAGTGATTCGCTTATCCTTCTGGATCAGGTCCAATACATTCGCCTCTAGACGTGTCAATTCTTGCGTAGCAAAGTCTAAATTCATCGACTCTTCCAAGTCATTAGGCAAGGCAGAGAACGTGTCTCTCGTGCGAAATACTGAATAATTTTCTTTTGACTCTCCGAACTGATCAAAGATCGAGATGATATCATCTTCGCTGAATCGTAAATTAGTAGCAGAAGGAGCGACGCATTCTAGCTCGCTTCCTCCCTTTTCTTCTGTTAAGCCTACCAGGGCCCGGACTTCATTTGGAGTCATGGACTCAAGTACCTTGTTTGCTACTAATGGCGATAAGCTATTGATCGCATCGATCACATCCTGAGAAGTTCCAGAAGTCTTAGCCTCTAATTTAGGAGCTCCTAGTTTTTCACGGATCTCGTCTTTTGTTAAGTTCTGCGCGATCGTAGCTTCAGAGAACTCCATACCGATCGGCTCGACTGGGATTATTTGTAACCCATCGATAGCACCGCGTAATTTGGCAAGTAAACTGAATACTTGTTCCTGATATATTTGCTTATCATTGACGTAGGTATTTTTAAAGATCTCGTATGAATCGCGCATTTGCTGGCGTGATCCTAATTGACCAGGTGTCGAGATACCGAATAAATCTGGAGACGTGATCTGGTGTCCAGCGTACACGTTTTTCTCAATGATTTTATCGACATTCGCAAAATCCTCCTTTGTAATATCTGAAGCTCCTAAGTCCTCAATAATCGGCTTTCTTGAAGCATCGTTCACAAATGAAAGAATGAACTTCTTGCCATCGGATCCAGAGAAACGATCTGTAAATTTACGCTCTACGATTCTCTTCTCTTCGTCTTGAGGCTCTCCGTTTGGAAGCGTGATTAATTTAGAAGCACTGAATCCAGTCTGAGCATTTCCTAAGACGTGCTTAGATACTTCGATGTCAGACTCGATATAATTCAAGGCTCCGATATAACCAGGCAAAGAATAAGCCGAAAGATTCGGACGGTATTCTTTTAAGTAAAGGATCTGTGTCCCTACTGGGAGCTTGTCATTAAACGCGTTGTAAATTGAGCGCTTATATTTTGAATCTTGCCAGTTTTCAGAATACCAGAACTGAGTATTATCGTCATTCGTGCGAACCTTTGTATAGTCCAAGTGATAAACCTCAGCAATCTGTCCACCGGTTTGGCTCCAGATAACTTGAAGATAAGCGCCACCGAATAATTCGACGTCTGTCGATACCTTTTTTAGGATGTCATTAAGTGACTCGAAAGGGTTTGGCTTATCAATAAACTCCTGAGCTACCTGATCCGTCTCTTCGATCGGCTTAAAACCGTTTCCAGTGATGTAATTTACCTTACTTTTAATGATCGCGTTATGCTTAGCTGACTTGCTAAACAGATCTACCAGGTAATTCGGGTAATCATTCTTTTTTCCAAACTCAATGTACCCACCATTCTCGCCTTTTTTCTCTTGGTATTCTGGCTGTCTGGCCTCCGCAAAGGTAAGGACGTTCAAGAAATTCGTTGTATTGCTCATATATCGCGCACTATAAAGGTATTATTCGTTTGGTTGTATGTCGTGAACTCAAATTCTGTCGAGTTTTTAAGCGACATTTGCCCCACTTCCAGCAATCCAGTAGCTAAAGTAGGATCTAAATTTGAGCTTGAAGTCTGCTCATATATAGCATAAGTATATTCTCCGCTGTCATAGTTAGCGAAATAGCTATTTGTCGCTACATTAAAAGCGTTGAATCGATCTTTAAAATTCGATACATCCGCGTTATTTAAAAGCACAAAAGCCTTTGTATCGCCAGTCGCTCTGGACGTGAAATAGAATAAGTAATTAGGCGCCGAAAGGGTTTGCTTCTCCTTTAGCGTCACTACTATTTTCGTCGTTTGTCCTTTAGTGAAATGAATCATCGATAATAAATAGCAAAGCAAAGTTATTTTATAAAACAAAAAAAAGAGGAGGCTCTCGCCCCCTCCCCGTCTAACCAAACGACTATCTTACTAAGCAGTCAATCCAGAGATTACACCGCTAGCTACTTCTGGAGCCAAAGCACCTTCTGAAGCAGAGAATGTCAAAGTGTATCCAGAACGATCTCCTTGAGCCGTACCGGTTGCACCATTGCCACCTGACATATTAAGTCCGTGGACCTTGCCTAAATACCAGTATTTGCCGTTGTTATCGCCTACGACAGCTACTAAAGTATTCTGAGCTAATAAAAGAATTTCATTTCTTGTATTCGCTTGTAATTTGTTAAGAATGATTGACAATTCCTGAGCGTAGAATACAGTCCCGTTTTGCACGTTCGCGTTGATGTTCTCAGTCAAAGAAGAAGTTCCAGGAACTAATTCGTATTTTCTAAAAACCTTACCGCTTCCCTTAGTGATTGCAGTAATTACACCGCTTGCTTCAGTCGTGCTAGATACGTTACCCTTTTCAATGAAATACACTTCCGTGATTCCGCCTAATGAATCTTTGCAATCTAAGGTATATCCTTGAGTTAATGCGCAAGCCATTATTTTAAATTTAAAAGGTTAAAATTAGGGGAGTCCAATCCAATGGATCTCCCCGAACTTATTGGTAAGAATTAAGCTAAGATGAAATCTACCATCTCAGCAGGGAAAGCGATCTGAACGCCAGCCTTGAACTCAGCTACGAAGCGAACTTGATCTGCTTCTTTAGCGAAGAACAATTCGAAACGCTCTTGCTCATCTAATAAGTCAGTACCGTAGAACATGTTTGAAACGCGACCACCATAGATCTTAGAAAGACCATTCAAACCTTGAACAGCTACCACCTTAATAGTAGTTCCTGGCAACATCAATTCTGAATCTGCCTTGCCATCAAAGTTGTAAGCGAATAAGTTCGCGTTCTTTAATGCGATTGTGTAAGTACGGAATACATCCATTCCTACGAAGATAGTCGCATCGTCCTTAGCTACGATCTCAGCAGGTAATGCCTTGTAAACTGCATCAATTACAGCGATCACGTTTGAAGTAGTGATACCAGCAGAAGCAGCTAAAGGAGTACCGTAGTAAGTAGTCGTGTTAGCGTGGATTACTGAAGCAGAAGCAGCAGCAATTAACTTAGCGAAACCGTCGAACTTGTTCAAGTTTCCGTTTGCTGAAGCTGTATCGCCTTGCCATACCGCGATCTCTAATTGAGAAGCGATCTTGTCAGCCTTACGTTGTGAGTATTCAGCAGCGAATACGATAGAATCGTAAGAAGATCCAGCTGGCAATGCCTTCTGTAAATACTTAGCTTCTAAATCTTTCGGGCAAAGTGCCTCGTTTACTTTGATCTTTCCAACAGTTAATGTACGCTGTGTGAAAGTAGTTGTGCCAGAAGCGTTGAAACCGCAAGAAGAACCATCTTGGAAGAACGCGTCTGTGTCCATAATGTTTACTGTCTCAGCAGATTTTACGCCTAACATTACGTTACCTTGATCCTTGATCAAAGAGATTGTTTTTGCTCCTAATACTGAAGACGCTACTAATTGAGTCGCGTTTTGTTCTGTATAGTCAGCCAATGAAGATACTACAAATGCCATCTTTTTGTTTGTTAAATTGTTATTTTAAATTTTTTACTTTGTTTAAAAATCTCTCGATTTTATCTTCTCTTTTCTCTACTTGAGAGAAAGAATTTTTTGGTGCCTGGATAGGACCAGCGCTAGGAGTTGAAGCTAAACCTAAAACTACGTCAGAAAGATCGTTGATCGCTTGAGAGAATTTACCCTCGATAGATGCGATCTTAGCTTTTAAAGCTTCGTTCTCTGCCTTTAAGTTTTCGATTGTGCCATCGATCTCTGTGAACTTGTCCGACTCCATTGGAATCTCTTCCTCTGGCATTTCAATTGGCTCAGCTTCAGCTTGAGGAGTCTCAATGCCTTCTACCTTACCACCTACGATCGTGATCATAGTACCGTCTACTAGCTCATACTCTCCTTCTGGTGCAGGAGAAGTATTTCCGCTTTCATCTACTATCGAAGCTTCAGCTCCAATCTCCAAACCGCTTAAATCAATCTTAGATCCGTCTTTAAGATCATAAGTTTCGAAAGACAATTCAGTGACCGGTGCAGATTCCTCGCTAGTCTCCACTTGTACTTCTTCGTTTTCTGAAGCTAGCATCAAGCGGATTTTTTCGATTCCTTCTTTTACTGTCATGTTTAGTTTAATTTATTACTCGTTTATAAATACAGATAAAAAAAAAGTTTATACTTTAAACTTTGCACTCATCCAAAATCTTAGCAATGTCAGACCAGAGCTTTTCTTCTTTAGTCATATCTCCTGGATGTTTCTTGTAGTTGAACATACCTTCAACAGATAATCCTTTAAACTTACCTGCTTTAATGTCTCCCCACACTTCATCATTATCGATCGAATAAGAGGCAAAAGCTGATCCGTCTGGAGCGTCTTCAAATCCTTTCATTGGTTTGATACCTCTCGACTCATCTGTGATCCAACACTCAAACATCGTGACGCCATCGACTACCTGATTAGGATCATGCATCAAATTGACGTTTGAAGTGTATCCCTTCTGGAACATTTTTTTGACGATCTTATAAATCGTATCCTTTGGGAATGAAACGAAATACTCTTGGCCGTTATCATTACGATAGATCGGTGTATCTGCTAACATCATAGGACCTGAGATGATTCGACGCTCTTCGTCTTGGATCTCAAAATTCATGCGATCCTCTTTGAAGCGAAGGAAGTTTCTCTCGATCGCTGGCTTATCTACCAAAGCGACAAAATCTACTTCTGATCCATCCATTAGATCCTCGTTAATTTCTAGTAAATAAATAGGTAAATTCATTCTTTATTTTTTAGTTAAAATCTTGAAGCTTTTTCGATACGCTCAATTCTTTTCTGTGATCCAGTGATGTCACTCTCTACCACATACGCGCGTGTCGTTACGTTTGAGATACTATTTAGTGATCTCTGATCCAATGAAGTCGGGATAGGCTCCGCTGATCTTGGCGCAATAGGAGCGCCGGCTCCTGCGCTTGGTGCTGATCCTAAGCTAGGCGCTGATCCTCCACCAGATTGACCAGGAACCTGGACAGCTAAGATGTTCTGAATCGATTTATATCCAGAAGCTAAAGCAAGTCCAGCATTGATCGGAGCAAGCACTGGTCCTACGAAAGGAATCCCAATCGTAGACTCGTAAGCTTTCTGAGCTGATAATATCGCTGAGATCGTCGCGCTTGCTACCGCTGCCGCCTTTCCTGCTGCCGTCTCTTGCCCTAATAAATTCGATAAGTTCGCTAGTGTGTCAGCAGTTGCTTGAGCTGCTGCGATCTTAGCCTTTGCTTCTTCTTGAGCGATTTTCTTTCTAGCCTCAGCGTTTTTCTTCGCGTCCTCAGTTTGCATCTGCTGAGTAGCTCTATTAGTTTGTACGATATCCTCAGAAGTCGTGCTTAAATTTTCAAGCGCTTGCTGTTCGTATTTTTCATTGATCTTTAGAAGCGCTTCTTGTCGTGCCTCTTCTACGCCTTCAAGATCTCCCCCAAATTTTAGACGATCTTCATAAAGCTTGTCATATTTTGCCTGCTCTAATTCAATTTCTTTTTCTTGATCAGTCAGGAATTTCTCCGCGTTTCTATTTGCGATGTCTTCATCTTCCTTGTTGATCCTTGCCTGATTCTTTTCATATTCTGCGCGTGTATCTTCCGCTCCTTTGCGAAGATCTTCCAGGCGTTTTTTAGCAGCGGCTAGCTCTTTGTCTGCTGCCTCTTTATTTTGCTTAGCTACTTCTTCATTACGCTTTTTATTTTCATCCGTTACAGACTTATTGTATTTAGCGTCAATCACGACTAAGTCAGTTTTAAGCTCGCGGAATTTCTTCATTTCCTCTTTGCTTAACTCCCCGTTTGTCTTTAGTTTTTGACGTAATACATTTAAGTCAGTATTGACAATCTCCTTGCGCTTCTCAGAAAGTACCTTCTCGCTGGCTCCAGTTGCTTCTAAAACTTTAAGATCAGACTCTAAAGTTTCCTTTCTACGCTCTGAAGTCTTAGTGAATTTCTCTAAAGCTCTGTCTGCCTGGTTTGTAATGCCTATAAAATCGGTCACTTTCTCCACTAATCCAGTGAAAATCTTACCTACATTAGCCAGACCAGGGATCGCTTTAAGGACCGCCTCCTTAATTGCATCAAAATTTGAGACGATTAATCCTAAAGCTATCGCAAAAGCACCTACTCCAGTGGCAATTAATGCCCCTCTAATAGTTGTAAACGTAGCTACGGCTGTCGCTCTAAGGCTAGCAAAGGCGCTCAATACGTTTGTTTTGATTACTAGCCCTAAGTTTTTAAAGCCATCGATCGATGCTAGGACCGTATTTAGTCCTTCAGATAACGCCAGGGCACCCTGAACTTTTAAGAGTTGCTTCTCTACCTCAGCAGATTCTACCCCTACAAGAGCCAAAGCTCCCTGAGTTGCAGCGAACGCACCAGCTACACCCTGGATTGACTGACCAAATGCTTTAAATTTAGCATCTGGATCGAACGCCTCGATCGTAGCCTTAGCGTCTCCTATTCTATCCTTTAATTCGGCAGCTCTTTTAGCAGCGTTTGCAATCTCCTGAGCGGAGGCTCCAGCTGAATTTTGGAGTTTTACTAATTCCATCATAGCCTCACGAAGTTGTCCTCTCAGACTCTTCGTGTCGGCTACTAGATTAATTCCTACTGTTTCGTTTACTGCCATTATGCGTATGTTAATTCAATTACTCTCAATAGTTCTACCTGGGTAGTTTTTGGAACGCTTGGATTGTAGTCATTTACTTTGTTTAATCTCCAAAGCGCGCCATCAATCAGGATCAGCTTTGCAAAATCTAGCGAATAGATGTCTTGCAGATCTAGGTATAAATAGCAAGATAGGAGCTTACTATCCTTAGCAATGATCTCGGCCAAATAATCGCCCCAGAATGAAGTGAATAAGTTGGCTGAAGGATATTGCACAGATAGACTGAATAGCAATTCTTTAGGAACCCCAAAATTAATATCCTTAGTCGGTGCCGTTGGATGATCTAAATGTCCAGCATAGCCGTAATAAGTAATCGCAGAGCCTAAGATTCCCGATCCTTGTTCGCTAACTTGTCTAATAGTCCAAGATGAAACTCCAGATATTTTCTGAAATTGCATGATTCGGATATTAGTATCGCGTCTTTCTTCCACATTATCCGACTGGTCAAAAATAGAAGCGCAAAGTTTGTCATCTCCAGTCCTTTTGACTAATACAGAAGGGCTAAAGATTATATCGATATTTGTTCGGTCCTTTGTGAACTCGAATCCAGTATCCTCTTTTCTATCTCCGTAGCTTTCGCTGTATTTTTTATTGTATCGCTCATTGAAGAAGTCATCGTCTTCTGTATATTGGAAGTCGTAGAAGCGCGCATTAAGTTCGCTCATCGGCTTGATACTAATCGGCTGAGAATAGTCCACCTTATCGGACCAGTCGATTGCGTTTGATACTGGATCCTCTAGTAATACTAGCCCAGTCGTATCGCCTGGCTCTCCGTGAAGAAGCAAGTCTCCAAAGTCATCAATCTTAATAAAGCCACCACCGATCTGATAGAAGTCTATGAAGGGCTCAATCATGATGTGCTTATCCTTTGACTTGTCCTCATACACGTAAAGGTTAAACATCCGGCAGATCGAGATAAATAGATCTTTCTGAAGGATTCCTTTAGGTAATAAGTTCGGCATCGAAAGTGACGCGCCATAAGTAGCAGCGACCGGAACCAAATTGTCCGAATTAAAATCGAGCATTAAGTTCTCTGAAATAAATTCGTAGTTCGGATTACTTCCTGGATTCGTAGTCACTTCCACATAGAACGTGTCCCCATTTGTCAGCGAAGCTTCGATCTCCTGGTTAATGTAGAACTCGGTTTGCTCATCGTCATTATCTGCAAGCGTCCAGGATCCGATCACTGTCGTATTCTGGTATAGCTTGATATTTACCTGGCGCTGAGTTATAACAGTTCCATATCCCTGGAAAGTAAACTTTCCAAGCGTTCCAGTAGTGCCAGTAAACGTGAACGTATTACTTGACGCGACCGTGAATTGATATAAATTTGTCGAGTTAAAAGTCAGCAATTCATCCGATCCAGTGATCGTGATATTAGCCGCCTGAGCGTTTAATAAATTAGCGATGACCTGCTCTAGGTTTGCGAAATTATTCGGGATAATCAGCGATCTAAAGAATGACGTATTGAAGAAGTCACTTGAATAAGTGTAGCCAGAGTAGTCGATTATCTTATCCATTATTTCATGGACAAAGAAAGCCGGTCTAAACGCGTTTAAGTGGTAGTTATTCCCGTCTTGCTTGCAGTTACCATAATCAATCAATGGGAAAACCACACCAGTTCCTGAAGCATCCCAGGAGTTTTCAACGTTTACTTCTGTCCAGGTTTGATCGTACTGCGAAAAGTAGTTTGAAAACTCCTCATCCTCAAGCGTCTTATTAGCAATCGCAGAAGCAAAGCCTCCAAGCTCTCCAAACACCGCGCACTCGTACTCGATCGTTCCCTTGTTGATCTTGATCTCAAGCAAGCGAAGAACGCCCTTAAATACCTGGATTTTATTTACAAAAATCTTCGCATTCGTTTGTTTAGTCGGATCGAAATTATAACCAACGCTTGGATTATCTGTATTAACGCCGTAATTATTAGAATTTGTAAGGCTATAAATATGCCCAAAAATTTTATTATTATTAGCATTGCCTGGAACTGTGATCGTTTTTGAATACGTCGTATTTCTAGAGCTAAAGTCTTTGATGTCATCAATCGCCAAATTTAATTCCAGCCCAATATCCTCGTAAATATCAAGCCGGCTATTTTCTAAAATTATTTCTGTGATCATTATTTAAACTGGCTAAACTGTTTGATACCTAGGTCAAAGTTCAATTCGTAGTTGAATATCTTATCTGAGCTATTATTTTTTTCCTGCCAGTTTGTGGCAGTGAAAACGATCGGGTAGTAATTACCCCCAAATTGATAATAAATCTCATTAGAAGCTAAAAGCTGAGATCCCAGATTGTAGTCATCGATCGTTAAATAATCAGAGATTATAAAGTAAGAATAATCGATACCAGTCGTGAAGCTTCTTGTACCCCCGTAAAAAACATTAGACGAATCTTTGAAATCCATCGTTTTTGTGCTAGTGTTAATTTCATATCCTGAGCGTGTGTAAGTTTTGCGATCCATTTTTTTATTCTGTCTCGATAGCAATCTAAACGCGAATTGATCGTACCCTCCAAACTGATTTTGGAATACGATCTGAACCGGTGTAAATCTAGGCGCGCACGTTTGTGTGATAGTTATCGAATCAGAGCCGATCGATACGCGATAGGCATAAGTACTCGCCGTGATCTTAGTCGTACCTAGGTAGGCGTTTATCGAAGCCGGAGATAGGTCCAAAAGGATTCCGTGTACTGCGCTAGGTAAGAAGTTAGAGCCAGTCGATGCGCTTCCGTTATTGGTGCCGTCCTCATTTAGATTCTGGATCGTAGCAGTTAGCGAGCTGGCTAAGTCTGAATTAAAGTAAGTTATCAAGAAAGATTCTCCCTGAACTACCTTCGCAGCTGTCCGGTCGCGCGATGTTAGGAACTTATTTTCATAAGTAGTCATCGGAGTTCGGAAAGGATCAAGCGAAAAGTTCCAGCCCTTATAGGATCCAGAAGTTAAGTTCGGATAAGTTACACCATTGTATTCTTCCCCGTAGCGGATCGTGTAATCGACAGCCAGGAAAGAGTCTGCATTGCGGACAAATCCTGAGCCGTCATCGACAAGTTGGCTTGCAAAGTAATTTCTGACAATAGGTCCGAAATCGATGATCCCCAAATTGTTAGAGTCTGGATAGACTTTGAAGCTTGCGACGGTTGCTGAATTAATCTGTATGTCAAATACATATTTGAAGTTGGTTAGTCCTACGTTGTCCGAGCTCACGACGAACCAGAGCGCGTCATGAGCGGAAGAATAACTAGGAGGAATGCTTTCAATAGTGATCGCCATTATTTGAATGTTTGTTTAATGTTTAAAGCTACGTCTTGACCTAGTGCTTTGGCAAGCTTGATCTGGAAGTCCTGACCGAATGCCTCTTCGATATTATCTTCGAAGAATCCAGTCCTAGAGATACCTTTTCTTTTTATATTTCTAGCCGTTGCTATTGCCAGATTTCGAAGCGTCTCTGTTTTGTCTACCACATTGCCAAGCGTTTTTCTTTTGCGCTGTAAGCCGGTCAGATTCTTTCTCTGGTCCTCGTTGCGTATATAAGACTTATGTCTTAAATACCACTTAGTGATCGACGTAATGAAGCCACTAGAAAGGCGTAAATTCTTAAAGCTATATGGACTATTTGTAGGCTCGCGAAATCCTCTAGGAAGCGATCCTTTGAAGCCTCCGATACCCTTCACACCTTTGTCGTTGAAATCGTAATACTCAGACGCTGGATTATTTTTATCATATCCGATCGTCAAAGAGTATTTAGTTCCGCTCTGCTTTACTTCCGTGACTACGATATCAGACAGATTACCAGTGTCGATCTTGCCTCTCTGAGTTAATCTTTTTTTAGCCAGCTGAATAAACTCAAAAGCTGCCTGAGTCATGATCGCCTCGACAGCATTCAAAACCACTTCCCCACCTTTGGAGATTCCTCCAGCCGTGAAGTCTGATCCTAAAGAAGCTTGAGCTTGACTAATGCTTGGCATACGCTTGTTTTATTTGTTCGCGATCGTGCGCTGTTTTACTCTTTAAATACGACAAATCATTCAAAGCCTGGATCGTCGGAAGCTCGTAAACTTCAGACAATTTTATCCTTTCGTGCTCCGCAATAATTGTGGCCTGGTATATCCATCCAAAGCGTTGCATAAACCCTCCACCAGAATCTCTGCCTCCTCTTCCGTCATCCCCGCCTTCATTGATTCCGTCTTGAAATAGCCCGACAAATTCTTTATCGAGTCGCTGAAGACTTGACAAAAAAAAACTATCGAGCCGTAGACTTGTTCGAACGGAGCTTCCAAGATATCCTCAGCGTATTCCTCGTGCTTAGCCGAATCGTACTTGCATACTTTCCATCCTCTCCAGGTCCGCTTCATAGGCATGACCATAGACGCGGCGATCTTGTGAATGTTCATCGCTATGTCAGCCCCGAAAAACTTCGTTTCTAGGTAGCGCGCATAGGGTATATTCCGAACGTCATAGATACACCGGTAACGTCTACCAGGCGTCTTAATAAAGTCCACCGGCTTAGGCTCTGGGAGCGTGTCAGTGATGAACTTTATTTTTAATAATTGCTTATTTAGATCCTTTACAGATAAGGAGTCTATTTGGTTTTCTGTTTGGTTAGTCAGAATAGCCAAGGATTTCACAGCGATGTCGAGCTCTGTCAGTCCTTCAGTTTTTTGAAGAAGATTCTGGAGCTGGATCCACTGCCATACAGTAACGTCTTTCCAAGTCATATCGATTATAAATAGCGTTTATATAAAATTGTATTTACCGGT